GTCGAAAGAAAGCGATTCGCATATTGACGAAATAGATGTTCGAATCACGTTGATTTCAACAAAGTATTCGGACACACAAAACGCCGTTGAATACGTTCGAAGTGCATTCATAAGAATGAACGAAACGATTAGCGGGGTGAAAGTAAAATCGTGCGCCTTTGAAGGCCAACGCGATTTGTTCAGCGATGATGAACGGACGTTTGGGTCACAAGTTGATTTGAAATTCCGCGTGTCTCGCGATTGATTTTGTATTTTGTAAACGATAAAAAAAGAAAAAAATGGCTGCAACAAGCATCATGAATTCAACCGACGTTGTAATTCAAATCAGCGAAGATGGTGGAACTACTTACGACATCATCGGCCGTGCAACATCGGCATCATTAAGCGTCTCAATGGAAACGCGGGACACCACGTCGAAGGACTCGGCTGGCTGGCAAGAAAATCTTGAGGGTCTAAAATCTTGGTCACTTAGTGGCGACGGGTTGGTGACTTACTCAATTAGTGGTGACTATGACACACCGGACGACCTTTTCACATTGTTGTCAAACCGCACACTTGTGAAAGTGAAATTCGGTTCTGCAACAAGTGGGGAAATCGACTACACTGGTGACGCTTACCTCGTAAGCTACGAACAAGAAGCGGGCGTTGAAGAAAACGTGACGTATTCATTCGGATTCACGGGCACTGGAGTATTGACACAAGCATCCGTTGCTTAATCAAAGAAATGATTCGGGGCCGTCCGTCGGGCGGTCCCTTTATTACCTAACAACAACAAAACAAATAAGATGACACAAATCATTGAAATCGGTGAACGTAAACACCCAATTCGATTCGGATTCAACGCCTTGCGTGAATTCTCAAGAATGACGGGAACAACATTGGCGCAATTGGAAAACCTTGGCGACGATATGACTTTGGACCAAGCAATAACATTGATGTATTGCGGATTCAAAGACGGCGCAAGAAAAGAAAAGGCACCATTCCGTTATGATGTGGCAGATGTTGCCGATTGGATTGACGAAGATGAAGGGTTGATTGAAAAGGCGTTCGCCGTCTTTGAGCAACAATTTTCGTCGGGTGAAAAAAAGTAAATGACCAAACGCCGAAAGGTGAATCAAGCGTTGCAACATGGGACACGTTGGAAGCGTTTGCGTTTGGTCAAGTGGGATTGATGCCGTCCCAATTTTACGACCTACTTCCACGCGAGTGGGGGAATATGGTTGAGGGTTGGAACGAACGTCAAAACCGAAAGGAACAAGCGGATTGGGAACGGACGCGTTGGATGACAACAATCCTTTTGAATCCGCACACAAAGAAACGCATCAAGTCAAAAGATTTGATTGTGTTCCCTTGGGAAAAAGAACCGAAGAAAGACCGCAAGGTTTGGACACGGGGCGAAATATTAGAAGTGATAAACGAACGCAAACAACGCGCAAAAGCCAATGGCAAGTCTTAGTTCATTAAATTTCCGACTAACCGCGAACATCGCGCCATTCCGTAAAGGTCTAAACAAGGCCGAACGGGCAATGGACAAGATGGGGCGCAAGATGCAACAAACGGGCAAAAATTTGTCCATGAAGTTGACGGCACCATTGGCGGCAGTTGGTGCGATTGCGTTCAATGTGTTCAAAGGCTTTGAACAAGAAATGTCCAAAGTCAAAGCGGTGTCGGGTGCGACCGCTGAAGAATTTGAAGCCTTATCACAAAATGCGAAAGATTTGGGAGCATCAACGATGTTCTCAGCGCGTGAGGTTGCAAGCCTACAAACGGAATTCGCAAAACTTGGTTTCACGGCCACGGAAATCACAAAAGTCACCGAATCAACATTAGCATTGGCGCAAGCATCGGGAACCGATTTGGCACGTTCTGCCGAGGTCGCTGGTTCAACATTGCGCGCGTTTGGATTAGATGCAAGCCAAACGGGTCGTGTCACGGATGTGATGGCGGCATCGTTCAGCACATCGGCTTTGGATATGGAGACGTTCGCGAACTCAATGAAGTTCGTTGCACCCGTTGCGAAAAGCGCGGGAATGTCCATTGAAGAAACATCCGCAATGTTGTCGGTGTTGGCGAACGCTGGTATTAAAGGAAGCCAAGCGGGTACATCTTTGCGCCGTATCATTTCGGAAATCGGTGCGACTGGAAAGCCAACGGCAGAAGCATTGAAAGATTTAGCAACTCAAGGGATTGGCCTTGCGGATGCGAAAGATGAAGTTGGTCGTTCGGCACAATCGGCCCTTTTGATTCTTGCGGAAGGTGTTGACCAAATATCACCATTAACAAAAGAATTTGAAAATTCCGGTGGTGCGGCTCAAGAAATGGCCGACATCATGGGGAACACTGCATTCGGAGCATCCAAGCGTTTGGAATCCGCAATGGAAGGGTTGATGATTTCAATCGGTGAGATTGTAGCGGTTGCCGTTGTCCCATTGATTGAGTTTTTAGCAAAGGCGGCAAGCGCGTTGAATGGAATGTCGGATGGCGCAAAACGTGCCATTGTCATCATTGCTGGAATAGCGGCGGCAATCGGTCCCGTGATTTTTATCCTTGGCTCGTTCCAACGTGCGTTGTTATTAGTTAGAACGGCCACGTGGCTATCAACGGCGGCAACGACCGCGTTTGGTGTTGCGGTGCAGATTGCAACATCACCAGTCACATTGATTATTTTGGCAGTTGCGGCGTTGGCCGCGGGTCTTGTTTACCTCGGTTATAACTTCAAAACACTGAAGGCAATAGGCATCAACGCCATTGGTGGATTGGTCAACGCAATTATTCCCTATGTCAATAAACTGATTGGGAAATTCAATGCAGTTGCCGGATTGCTTGGAAAAGACAAATTGATGGTCGAGCCGTTTAAGAAAATTAAATCGGTATCGGTCCCAGCATTCAAATCACTTGGTCAAGTCGTCACGGAAATCAAGGACGATTTGGGATTGTTTAAAAAGGAAACGAAAGAAACATCCGAAGAAGTTGACAACCTTGCGGAATCCACTGGGAATCTAAACAACGAAACAACAACGGGAACAACGACAACCACAAAGATGGGGGAATCGTTGGTGAACTTGACGCCGAAAGTTGCAACATTGGGAGCGACAACGGGGGTGATGACAATGAAGTTGGCGAAGTCAAATCAAGAAATGGACCAAGGCATCGACAAGATGGACCGAATGATTTTGACGGCCAAAGCATTGTCGGAGCAATTGACCGAATTAGCAAATCAAGCATTGGTTGATGTGGCCGTTGGGTTCGCTGATATGGCGGGACAAGCGTTGGTTGGTGCCGCATCTTTTGCGGACCTTGGAAGATTTGCAATTGAATCACTGGCGGGACTGATGACGCAAGTTGGTCAAATCGCGGTTCAAACGGGTATTGCGGTCGCTGGTATAAAGGTGGCCATTCAATCATTGAATCCAGCCGTGGCAATTGCGGGTGGTCTTGCATTGATTGCGCTCGCGGGTGCAATCAAAGGAAAGATGTCGCAAGTTGGCGGACAAGGCGGAAGCATCCCAGCCATGGCCGAAGGTGGAATCGTGACCGGACCGACATTGGCCCTCATCGGTGAGGGTAGAGAATCCGAGGCGGTGATTCCGCTATCAAAACTCAACACGATGATGCAAGGCGGCGGCGGACAAAACGTTGTTGTCACGGGACGCATCAGCGGTGCAGACATACTATTGAGCAACGAACGCGCATCGCGCAACCGAACAAGACAAAGAGGTTTTTAATATATGGCGGCGAGACTATACGCAGAATTCACATCTTCATATTTCATTGATTATGTGATTGAATTTCACGACAATGAATTCACGGGCGCAGCCCAAAAAATTCAAGTGTCGGGCGATGGATTTCAATTGAATTATTCGGGGCAAACGGACAACATATATTCCCCAATCATTGGGTCGTCGGTGAATGTCGGAATCGTCAATCAAGGTGAACCGCATTTGTTGGAATACATTTCATTGCTGAAACAATACCAACAAGACCGATTTGCGGTTGTAATATACCGCGGGGCATCTGCTCGATTCATTAATAATTTGTCGAATGTCGCGTCATTATTTGAGGCCCGTGTTGCCGCCGATGGTGGTTCGGTGGAATCGCCAAATTGCTACAAACAAGACATCATCGATTTAGGTGGAACGTTCCGATACATCCCACCGATTTCGGAAAAATTGTATTGGGCGGGAACCATTGTCCAAGATTTGATTGAGATTGAAGATGTTTCAAACCCCGCAACATTCAGCGTTCAAGCGACCGACGGAATTTCAAAGTTGGGCGACGCCATTGTCACCACATCGGCATTCCGCCAAATCACAAATCAATTCATCAATGCATTAGACACGACCAACGTGTTGGATTTGTACGAAACCGATGATGCGATTTTATCGGTTTCGTGTGATTGGTGGGCGCAAGAAATGACCTACAACGCAAACAACAATCCATTGGATGAAACGTGGGCGGATTTCCGTGCGTTTGATACCATTGATGAGGATGGTGTTTTATCGGGGCGCACATGGCACGAAGTGTTGGAACAAATATGTTACATTTTTGGTTTGCGCTTTTATTACGCGAACGGAAAATATCGATTGGAACAATTGTTCATTCGCGACAATGCCGCGTTCGTAGAACACAACTATCAAAAGGACAAAACTAAAATTGATAACGTCGTTGTTTCTTACGAAAGAACCATCGACCAATTGTCGGGGCAAGCGCGTTTGGCGGGCAACATTTTCAACTATTTGCCAGCGGTGAACAACGTTTCGGTTGTGGTGAATAAGGAGCCGAAGGCAATCAAAGGGGTGGTGTCGGATGATGTATCACAACCGACAACGGAAGTTGGATTCATAGCGTCAACGCCAGCGAATCAAATATTCTTTACATTTTACCACGTTGGCAATGTGACTATCAACACGCCCGTGAGTTCTGCGAACATCTTCATGAAGTTGCGATTGAATGTTGAATTGTACGATTTCAATGCCAATACAACCTACTACCTAAAGCGCACATTCACGGGAATGACACCATCGGGAATCACGTGGACAACGACACAAGCGGGTTCGGGTTATGAAGTTATTATTGGCCCATTGCAAGAATTTGACCGCGATGAATTATTGGTGACGGGAATCACTTCAGTCATCACGCCAAACGTCCCCGAAGATGGTGACGTTTCTTTTGATTGGGAATTCGTGGAGTTCGTGAAATCAAACGGAACCACACACACATTGAATGCCGCGAACCAATACGGATGGCAAATGGAGACGCGCAACCTTACCACAACGAATGGTCAAGGTATTACAAATGAAACAACGCGCATTCGTGCCTTATCACCGAACGCGGGAATCAAATCAAATCTATCGTACGAACTGCCCGAAATGAATTTGTTCACGGGCAATGGCGAACAAGGTTCATTGATTGATGTCAATCAAGTTGGCGGAATCAACATTCGTGTTCCCTATTCAAATTGGCGCGAGGGTAATTCGGGAACCTACGTTGAAATCCAACGATTGGTCACCAAAGAATTCATGAAGTTGATGAACACCCCGATTGAGAAATATTTGGGCGGGATGTATTCGATTCACGATTTCAATGAACGATTGGAATTTGACGGCAAGGAATGGATTCAGTTGGGCGGTACGTTTAGCGCGAATATGGACCAATGGGATGGCGAATGGTTCGCGATTGACAAGGCAGATATTACGCCAACGTTTGAAGATGTCACAACCAAATCTGATGTCACTTCTTTTGATGGGGTGAACGGAATCACGGGGAACACATCGTTCAGTGGATTGGATGTCATCAATCTTGACACCAACATTTTGGACGTGACAACCACGGCAAATGTTGGAACCGATTTGGATGTTGGTGGGGACACCGGGTTGACGGGTCGTTTGGATGTGACGGGTTCAACAACGTTGACGGGCGACACCACGTTGAACAACATGGACCATCAAGGAATTTTGATTCAAGAAATCACCGACATCACAAATTCAGCAAATTCAACCTATGATGTT